GATGTTTGTGAAAGATACGAAGGTAAAGTATCACCAATAGGTAATTCTTCGGTTGTGATTATATTGTCTTCACAATCTAGGAAAGTAACCTCAGCAAGACTATTAGGCTCTGTATCACAAGGAACCTGAAAAGATACCTGACAAGGGTTAGTAGTACTTATTGTAGTATATACTACTTCGGCACCATTAAAAAGAATTGTACAGGTATCTGTTAATACTTCACAACCAGGATCTGTGTATGTAACCTCTTGGCAAGGAGATGGATTCTCAGGACCAAAAAAGTTAGGAGGACTTACAGGTATACTAATTACACAGGTCTGTGTGCCTATAGTTATGGTAAACGTTGCTACACCACTAGTAGTAGGGGTACCTGTAACAGTATATATTAGTTGACCAGTAGGATCCGTTAATATACCCGCAGGTGTAGTAGCAGTTAACCCAGTAATTCCAGTAGAGTTGCTACTGTCTTCAGGATAAGGTTGTTCATTACTTCCCTCGTAAGGAATTGTAATAGTTACACCATCAGCAGGCTCGTTTATTACTAATGATCCAGTTATAACAGCTTGGTCACAAAGTAGATCATCAATAATAGGAGGTGGCTCTGAAACAGTAATTGTTAAATTACAGGTTTGGTCACCTACTTGAATATTAGTAAATGTGATTGTTCCTGATACAGTGGCTGTACCTTGGATGGTAAACGGAACAGATCCTGAACCATTATTAAAATACCCATCGTCAATAGTTAACGTTAATCCATCTACAGTATCAGTATAAGGATCATAATATCCTCCGTTACCATTGGTATAAGGAATAGCTCCTGTTATAAAAGTAGAAAAACCTTGTACAGGAGTAGCACTAAATGTAGCATTTGCACAGTCAAGATCTGCTGTTCCTGGTATAGGATCTACTATAAGTACTACTGTGCAACTTTGATTAGCTACTGTAATAGGAAACGTAGCAGGACCTGATCCAACTGGTGTTCCTGTTACAGTATAAGTAACAGTTCCATTTGGTTGATTAAATAATCCAGGAGCTAAAGTAGCAGTAAGTCCTGTTACAATGTTAATTGAGTTAGCAGAGTCACCCAGATAAGTACCACCATTGGAACCGGAATAAGGAACTGTAAATGTTACACCCGATGCCGCTGAACCATTAGTTAAAGTTCCAGTTACACTAATGGATGAAGAAGTACAGTTTAATGTGCTTATCTCACCATCAGGTGGCTCAACAGTTACATCAAGAGTACAACTACTGCCACCTATTATAACATCAAAAGAAGCCGTACCAGAACTTTGAGGTGTACCTGTTACTGTTAGCTGCAAAATACCAAATCCTACTGCAAACTGACCAGCTTCAAGAGTTGCGGTTAAACCAAGTACTCCACCTAATACAGAAGTAAATGTTGCCGCAGGGTATGATCCACCATTACTATTACTATAATTTATATATAGTATAATGGGGTTGTTTACAGGTATTGGATCAGGGTACGTAATTGTACCAACAACACTTAAACTGTTACAGTCTAGGTCTGCTGTACCGTCTCCAATTGGAGGAGTTAGTGTAAGAGTACAAGCAGGTGAACCTTCAGGAAATGAAAACTGAAAAGTAACTGGTATAAAACCAGCGGGCATTGTACCATTAAGGCTTAAACTAAGTGTTCCAGATCCAACAAGAAGTGTACCTGGAGACAAAGTTGCAGTTACACCTGGAGGCGTAGATTGTAAAGTCTGTGCGTTGTAAGTACCACCATTACCTCCTGTATATGGCACTGATAGTGTAATACCATCTACAGATTGTCCTGAAACAACTTGCGTACTAGTAGTAGCGGCTCCACAATCTAAATTTGCATCCCCCGGTAATTCATTTATTCTTAATAAAATCTGACAGGTATAGCCGCCAATACTAATATTAAATACAGCAGTACCGGTGCTGGTAGGTGAGCCAATTATTGTAAAAAGAATACTTCCTGGCGCTGGTGCAGAGGGTGTTCCTGCAAAGTTTCCTGCAGGAGCAGACATAGTAAGACCACTTGGACCTTGTGCTCCATTAGCATTAAAAATCAGAAATGGGTAAGCACCACCATTTCCAGCAGTATATGGAATGCTAACGGTAATGTTATTTGCTGCAGCATAACTTCCAGGATATAAAAGAGAAGAACCGTTTGTAACTACGGCATTATCGCAATCTAACTCACCCCCTGTTGGGGTAGGATCTATTATTGGTATTTCTAAAACACAACAAACTGCACCCTCTCCCTCATAACCACCAATACATATATCAAAGTATGCTGTACCTACTTGCGCTGACGCACCAGTTATAGTTCCTGTAAAAGAACCAGAACTAACAACAGTAGTAGGATCTAAAGTAAGTGTTAATCCAGTAACTCCTGTTGATAAAAATGCATCACCCGCATACTCTCCACCTTCAGATGCTGTATATGCTATAGATATGTTTTGGTTTAGTGGTGTATCAACATAATAAGGAGGGCTATCGGGAGTATACGTAGCACTGTCACATCCTAAAAATGTAAGTGTAATTGGTGGTTCAACATCTAAAATAACAGTGCACTCTGCACCTAAAAAACTTATGTTAAAAGCAGCAGTACCTCCAGAATCGGGAGTTCCAGAAAGCGTGTATGTAAGTGTTCCAGAACCAACACTAAGATTACCAGAACTTATTGTAGCAGTTAAACCAGTTACACCCGTAGATAAAATTGTCTGACTGGGATATGCTTGTCCATTAGCATTTATATATGATATATTAAACGTAGCGCCTGAAACAGGAATTCCTGCACTAAGAGGTCCTCCAATAACAAATGCACTTTCGCACAATAAAGTAAAAGCACAAGTAAAAGTAACAGTGACCTCAATAGGCTCTGTTAAATTAGTATAAGAATAGTTATTACCAGAACCTGAAATAGAACCAGGGCCATCGGTTAATTCAAAAGAAGCAATTGCCGATCCATCCGGAATAGAAAGAAAACTTACATTTTCACCATAAAGTAACTCTACTGTATATGTAGTATTACCTGAACCTGAACCTGTAAAAAGACTTGTGTCACCTGTTGTTGTAACAACACCAGTACAAGGATCCTCAACAATAATTACAGTTACTGGTACAGGAGGAATAACCAGCCTTATAGAAAAACCCTGTGTTTTGGGAGCGCTAAGGTTATTATAGTCACTAGCTGTATTATGACCTAAAGCGTAAAACTCTCCATTAGCACCAACGCTATCATTTATCCAAAAATTAGCAGCATTACCCCTACCTGAATATGATCCATTAAAACCGGAACGACTGCCTGCAGGAAGACCTGAAAACCCAGTAAGATTGGTTGCTCCAGTATTTGGTGAATTCCATTCTGCAAATGGGGTAGGTGTGTTTGATTTTAACTTACCTCCTATACTTCCAACAGGTGCAAGACTACTCACATAATTGCGTAATCTCGTTTTTTCAACAACAGTCGGGACTATAAATGGGGAACCAATTGCATTTAAAAAGGTATTAATATTACTAATTGCATGCCAGTTATATAAGTAACCATATACACAATTGAGCTCTTCAGTCCACGCATTATAATTAGTATAAGCTCCGGTAGTTTGATTTATCCAAAGAGTATCATCAGAACCACTGGGATTGTCTCCTATATATATAAGAGTAGGATCACCAAAATTTTCAACAAGGTTAGAAGCTAACCATGTTTGGTTTCCTATAACAACAGTAGGATAAACTACTTGATCAAATGTAACAGCACCGTATGCAACCGGAGGTGGTGCTAGAGTATCTGCTGTAGTTAAATCTGTGCAGCCTACCCACAAAGAAAAAACACAAGGTACTGCATCAAGCAGAGTTAAAGTAAATTCAGCATAACCCGCTCTGTCAGGTGTTCCTGAAAATGTAAGTGTAAGTTGTGTAATAGTTGCGTTAAGAGTGCCTGCTGGATATGAGTAAGATATATTTTCAAAACCTGGTGTTGTTGAAAATACTGGTCCTACGGCAGGGTAAGATGCTCCTAAACCGTTAGTAACATTAAAAGTCCAAGTATTACCGCTATTAAAGGGAACTCCAACCTCATAGGTTCCTTGAGGTGGCGCACCATAAGTAGGACAAAGTAAATTAGGCATGTTATGCTGTGGTTACAATTATACTTACTGAAAAACAAGTGTTATTATTTCCGTCAGAATAAGTAGGTCTGACTCTTATCACATAAGAGTTCATTGCTAAAAGACCTGTTATTGTAGCTGTAGTAGTACTTTGCAATGGAAGTGATGTCCAGGTGCCTATAGCTGGATCATTCAGTTTATACTGAACTTCATATGCAGGATCTCCACTAGGGTTAGCATCTGACGCTCCCCAAGTAATACTTATAGTAGAGTTAGTAACATTTGTGCTTTGAAGTGGAATCGGTGAGTAAGATACACCTGCTGCTGTAACACAACCCGGGTTAGTAATGGCAAGAATCAATCTTTGAAAAACAGATTCTACTGTATCTCCTTTTTCAATACTATACTGTTGGATACTATCATTCATTACCGCACAAGCAGCATTTAGATACTCCATGCAGTTTCCCGCAACTTTTGACTCACAAGGAGGCGCACATGCAGGTGCTACTTGACTAGTAGGAGTACATCCACAACCACATCCGTTAGTTGAACTTGTACTTGTATTATTTGAGCATGCCATTTTTATCTTTTTATTCTAGTTAATTAATTAAAGTCCAGGAGCAGGATCATTAATATTTATAATATCTCCAGTATTACATGTTCTAGAAACACCGTTTTGGGTAACTGCTGTAATAGTTAAACTAACTGTTGAACCACATTGTGCATTTACTGGTAGCGCATATGATGTACTAGTAATACCGCCAATTGTGCCAAGTGTTATAGTGTTAGTTGAAGTTGTACCTAAGGTATTCGTATACTGTAGAGTTCCGCTTACAAATGCAGTACCTGTCACACCTGGGCCATTAATAACAAGGAAGTTACCTAGATTAATAGTTATACCTTGACCATTTGAAGGACAGGTTGTAGGCAGAGGGAACGGTGTATATGTAATATTAGGTGACGCAGCGCTCCACAATAAAGGACAATTTGCTGTTAAAGGATTATTTATTGCCTGACCGTTATTAGCTGCAGATACTGCACACTCCTGATTAGTTGTAAGATTTTGCCAATAGAATGTTCCTGTTGTAGTGACGCCTAATGAGTTACTTATTCCCGAAAGAGTTGTAAGTTTATTTTGAGTAGATCCGTCATAATATACCTGAGAAGCTGGTGATGCAGGTAAGTTTACTGAAATTGGAGATGTACTACCATTTGCAGATGCAACAACATTACCTTCAAATCTTACAAGTCTCCATTCTTGACCAGCAATTGTAATACTAGTATTAGATGGGCTAACTGTAGCACCGCTTCCTGCCGATACAACAAAGAACAGATCATTGGTAAGGGCATCCTTATTAAGTTGGAATGTAGGTCTGGGTAAATTAGTAGGACAAGCAACCTCTGGAGCACAACATTCATCTAATTGTGCTTGAAGATTTGTAAGACCTGTTCTAATGTCACAAACAACAACCCAAAGATTTTGAATTTGCTGATATGCAGTTGTAGCATTGGGGATCCATAATGGATTATTACCTATAAGTCGACCCGGATCACCCATCTGTAAATCATTACCAGTAACACATGCCGCAGCTGATGATGCGCTAGTAAATTGTGGAGTAGTGCCAGTAGTACCCTGCAGCTCACAAAAAGCAGCATCAAGCACATTAATATATTCTTGTAGGGATAAAGTCGATTGACTTAGGCAATCACTAGTTACATTAAAACTAGTACCGCCACCACCGCCACTAGTATTGTTTTCAAGATTTGTTACTCTTGTATCTAGAGCATCGATCTGATTTTGAAGATTAGCAATACTAGTAAGTATTGTACAAATTCTGTTACCAATCAGAATTACATAATCCTTGATTGCAAGAGCGGTAACGGTATTTCCTAAATTATCAGTGTACTGAAGACAAGGTGCTACAGCTACCTCACAATCAGATGGGCAACCTGAAGTAGTAATACCCCCATCTGCAGCATTTGGATTTTCTAGCGCACAAATCTTATTAAGGATAATTTGCATTACATCCCTAAAGTTCTGTGGAGTAGGATACAAAGGATTAAAACAAGATAAGTCTAGAAGACTAATATCTGTTTGACTAGTTATATCGCATAACTCTGTTGCCATTTTAGCAATGACATCACTAACCGAATCCCCGGTACATAAGTTGATGCACGGAATATTTGGTCCTTGCCATACAACGCAGTTAGATGAAATAGGGTTACAACCCTGCTGCGTGTTGTTTGATTTAATAGGAACTGCCATATCTTTAATATACTAAATATTTTTTTATTCTGCTACTACATTTTCAGGTTCGTTGCAATTATCACATGGATCTGCATCATAGTAAGAACAGTCTACTGTCCATGTAGATAACCCACAGTCAGGTGACAAACACGCTGACTTATTTACAACAACCCACTGGTCATTTGTGCCAATAGGATAATCACTGTTTATCAGCAATTTAGCTGCTATGACACCGGTGTCTTCATTAACAATTACCCAGTAACTATTCTGAATATCCCAGTATACTATACCATTTATGCCTGTATCACGAGTAAACTTAAATGACCACTTGCCATTTATAAAGTCATTGTATGTTGCAACCTGAGAACCACAGATATCATTTCCAGTAACAAACACACATAGAGTAGGAAGAATTACCTGACAAGTGCTGTAGTTAATACTTTCTAGATCAGCAATCTCTTTGTCTATCCACAACTTATCATAGTCTATTCCAGTACAGCAACTGTGTACACCGTGTCTGATTCCCATGAACAACTTGTAATAGTTGTTTGCAAAGTTTGTATTTGCTTTAATCTCAGCATCAGATACTGTTATTCTAAAAAAGTCTTTTGCTGGTTTCTGAGTATACTTAGGTATTTCACAACAACCAGGAGGTGGTGGAGGTGGTAAACAACACTCACAAGTGCTATATGCATTTGCTATAGTGTAAGTAGGTCTTAAAGAGGCTCCTTCGCCCGGTGTAAATGGTCCTGAGACTTTATAACAATTTTCTGTATCACCCTCAAGCTTAACAATCATGTCTGTATATAAGTACAGATCACTGGATGTAACTAAAGCTGATAGAGGTGAGTTTACAATACTATCTATGTTGTTATTAGTAACTACTACATTAGCTAGGCAGTTAGTAAGCACATAGACATCATTATAAGCATTATCAGTAGGACATGTTGCTTCATTAGATTTAATCCAAAAGTTTATAGAGAGTCCTGCATCATCTTGTATTTGATTAGGTGAATCGGTACATGCTCTACATGCATCAGATATTACACCAGGTATTGTACAAAAACTTTGGAAAGTATAATATGTCTCAGGAAAGTTAGCTGCATCATTAATTTCAATTAACTGACCTTGAGCTAATCCTGTAAGAAAAACAGTTTGCGTAGCTGACTGCTTACACGTATAATAGTAAACAGGCAATCCTGTTAAACAACTATTTAGAGTTACGCATATGCAGGAAGTAGTCATTTCTTTTATTTTAACAATTTACACAAGGTTCACAACTAGCAAACTCTTCTGTTGGGGATATATTTAATATACGTAAAGTACATGCTTCAATAGTAATATTTCCTGGGAAAGTAGGATCTACTTTTTGCCAAACGCTTGTTATCGGGCAATCTATATTAAAGTTAGAATAAAAATAGATACCTTGAGTACTTGGATTATAAACTTCCCATCTTAGCTCATTACTATCATATGCTATAACAATAGGTAGATTATTTACAGTAGTAAACTGAAAATACGGTTTACCATTAAAAAGATTCTGTTCTTTATCAATATTATAAACCTGCCCATTAATTGTTATTTTTAAACAATTACAAGGATTCTCTTCTACTGTAAAACAAAGACCTGGAAAATTATCTGCTTTGATTACCTTACCTACATAAGCTGAGAGATCAACTGTAGATAGTACAGATACACCATTTACACAGTTTGTTAAGCCATACTCTTTAGGGTCGCATTGCTCACATGTTTCATATGGCTGACCACTTACAGTAAGATCCTCAAAAGGTAAAGTCTTTTCGTCATTAGGACCAACCTGCCAGCAATCTCCAGGATACTCTACAAGATTTACAGTTTTGCCTATAAGTTGTCCAAATGATGTATTAGTTGTTTGAATTGTTACATTAGAATCTTTACAGTTATAAAGCTTATAGGATACAAGACAAGTTTCACAGTCGGTATAAACTTGAGTTACAGTAACTTCTATTGCATCTTGATTACAAGATGTGTCACTTCGGGATATAGAAAAACATCCTTCTTGACCAGCAATATTTACAATTTGTCCGTCATATTGAGATAGATCTGTATTTGAATATACCTCAGTATCATCTGCGCAGTTTGTTAGCTTATAACAACATGGGATAAAATTATATTGTATAGTAGATTGGCAATACGCGACGCCTGTGTTAGGATCTACGTATACAGTAGCACCCTCACAAGTAGGTGCAGGTATAATCTGTTCAGTGCTAGAAATACTATCTAAAATATTTTGAACAAGTGTTGCCGCTGTGTCAAAAGCAGATTCATAGTAAAGAAAATTACCACTATCATCTAAACTAGGTACTGGTGGTCCAGAAAGTGTACCATTCCATGGACCACTAAATGTAGAGTCAAAATAATATCCAGCTGGTTGAACTAAGCTATTAAAAACCCATTCTCTTTCTTGTACTGTACCTAAAGCAACAAGTATAATTTTTACACCTTGCTGTCTAATCTGTTCTGCAAGAGCTCTTGCATCATTTGGAGATTGTCCTGTATATGTATAAGGTAATGCAGAACAAGGAGCAGTAGCAGTAGGAAAACCATCTGTTATAAGTATTATGGTTTTATTAGCAGCTGGATCTCCAGTTATTAATTCAGCATAAGCTTCACAAAGACCTCTACTGGTACCTGTACCTCCTCCAGTACTTTGTACACAAATGGAATTATTTATATCTGTTTCGTTAGTTGTTAAGGCTATCCCTGTACTTGCACTACTAGCCCAGTCAACAATTCCTATTTGAGTATTTCCTGCAGATAAACTTGCAGATAAACCAGAAACAACATCTAACATTAATGAATTCATTTGCCCCCACTCATTGTCTGCAGGAGACGTAGAGCAAAAAGGATAAAGGGCTCCACTAGATGGACTATTGGGTGGGCCAGGTTCCCGGTCATTAACAGATGTAGAGTTGTCCCTTGCAAATATTATGTCATTAGGAGTAATGGTAGATGGTCCAATGCAAGTACGATTAACAGCATCATAAGTCCAATCTGGCGGACATAGGGGTCCTGATAATTCAGTGTCTTCACAAAATCCTGTTTGGGGATTAAACTCTGTTTTACCAGGACACTCACCACACTCATAGTCAAGTGTGGATGATAATGCTTTTGCAATACCTGTGTAATTTGCTTCTTCATTTAAAGTTGCACCACCATTTTGTGTTGTGTGAATAGTAGTAGATGCGCTAGTAATACCAGCACCAATAAATATAGCATTTGAACCACTGAAACCAAATACAGCTTGTTCTAAAGGAGCGCCAAAAGGATAGTTACCTACTAAAGTATATCCGATACCTCCTCCAGAACTATAATAAATATCTTGATTAGAATCGATTATCCATGTACCTGCACTTTGACCCGCTGTTGATATAAAACTAGTATTAAGATCTATTACTGGTGTTGCTGTTGAAAGAGAGAAGCTAATACCACCATCTGATGAAACATACACACCATTATCCTCAACAAGAGCAATAACAACATTGATATCATTAAAATGTATAATTCCAACAACAAACTTTCCAGCTACAATAGGTGCGTCACTATTAGTGGATTCCCAAGTAAGACCTGTGTTATAGGTCTTATAGATTTTATCAAAAATAGAAGTAAACCCTATGAAGTTTGAACCAAAATGTACATTTCTAAAATATATGTTTGGTCCTGCAGATCCGTATAAAGATGCAGGAGTTACACCAGTTAATGTAAATGATGTACCTCCATTAAAAGATCGGTATATCTGTGAACCAACTGCTACAATTCTAAGACCATCAAGATAATCTACCGAGTAAAGTGAAACACCTCCAGTTCCAGGAACTTGAGTAAAAGAAACACCACCATCTGTTGTAGACCATAGTCCTTCACTAGATGATGTTATAAGAGCTTTGTAAGGATCAAAAGTACTAGCTGCAATAGAGGTAATATTTGCAAGATTTGACGGATAACCTGAGGGGGTAATGGTTTCCCATGTCAACCCCTGATCATCAGATACTTTTAAATAATTAGCTCCTGTTGCTAAAACATACGATCTTGTTGCCATTATTCTTTCTTAGTTTCAGTTTCTTTTGCCTCTGCTGTAGAAGTTTGATTAACACATTTAGTACATCCTATTTTACCATTAGAAAGTACTTTCTTTTGACATCCGCAGCTCATAGCTGCTCCGCAATTTGGACACTGTGACATAATATATTGGTTTAATTAGTTACACGATGAACAACCGCAACCGCAAGCAAGTTTGTTTAATTTCTTTACTACATATCTGTACATATCCATACCTTGATCTATACTGTTGCAGTATTCTACTTTTGCTTTAGCCGCTTTCAAAAAAGTATCAAGCAATTGAACTTCTCTTAGTTTATCTTTTACAGGACCTTGTGGGTCACATGCTTGCAAATTTAAGCAACAAAGTAAATCATTTATCTGGTTTAATGCAGAAGTAATTCTTAAATGATTGTACTCAACATAGATATCTGGATTATCATTGATACTATACTTGACATTGTAGACACCATCTGCAAAGTCATTATAGGTATTCCCACAGTTAGCTGTCTGCAGGCCAATATTGCAAGCGGTAAGGTTTGCAATAAAACCAGTCTCTAAGTTAGACATATAGAATGGAGATGTAAACCCGGGAGGAGTTATATCCAATCTAGTGCAGTCTACTACTCCAGCTGAGCTATAAATACTAGCGTCAACTACTCGGAATATGCAACCTGATAAGGTATCAGGAATATCTAAAGCTAACTGATGTTTCTCCATGTTTATATAAATTAAAAAGGAGAGGAGAGTATAACTCCCTCTCCCTTTTTATTATTAGTTTAGTTTATTATCCTGCTGAAGGAGGAGTACAAGGTGCAAAACAAGCATACTCTGTAAGAGTTACGCAAGAGCTGCCAGCGTTTGTCAACCAATCTGTAACAAAATCTTCAAATGCAGTAACCTCACCATCAGTTACAATTTCCAACAAATATTGGTCATTGTCAAATGTACCAGTAGGATTGTTGAAGCGTGGAACACTGTGCTGAAGGAAATAACGAGTGTACTGATTACCAGGAGCAATTCTAGTAATTGTAGAGTTTACATCGTAACCCTGAGTAATCTCACGAATACGAAGATCTCTACCAGTATAGAAAGGAGTTTGTGCATAAGCTTCTGAAAGAATCAGTTCGCGAATTACATTCTCACCATATCCTGAACCTTGAACTGGCAAACATGTATTTGCTACACAAAGGCTTGCAAAAGCACAAGGATCACCATTGTAGTCTACTTCAGAAGCGTAGATTTTAACAGGCTCCAAGTAAGCTTGCAAAGCGTCAGTTGGGTAGAAAGTACAATCACCAAACTGAGTGTCTACATAAGCACCAGTGATGTATATACCAGCAGCAGAACCGTCAGCAGGAGAAGCATCAGCTACATAAGTGTTCCAGTCTTCGGTAGAAACATTTACGTTATCCTTAGTCATTACACCCAATGATGCACCAGTAATATCAAAAACTTCAATCTGAATAAATGGATTAATCAGAGGAGAGTTCAAGAATTGCTTTGCCCATGCAATGTAAACAATTGTTGGGTCAACAATAGAAGGACTATCTGGAGTAGCGCAGCAACCTGTGTAAGCACTAGCTGTAAAGTAAGAGTTACGAGACAAGAAGCGCAATGCAGGTGAACCTTTCAAATCAAGACGCAAGTAGTAAGTCTCATTGCATTTGAATTCTGGGTTACATACAGTCTGACCAGGAATAGCCCACTTTGTAGAATCCTCAGCAAGACCATCAGTATCAGGAGTCAAACCTACTGATACGGTAGCTTGTTGAAGAGGACATGGATCAACTCTGTAGAATGCAGTTACATACTTTGGGTTGATGATCTTAGATTTGCTAGATTCTTGGTAGCCACCATGAAATGGACCAATTTTGTCATTAGCGTAGATTGACTTAGCCGCTAAAACAAGTGGACATCTAAGAGTTGTACCGTTAACAATACCACCTGCTGGTACAAGCCAGTCAGAAGGTTGAACAAAAGTAAATTGACCAGCAGTAAGTTCTGTAGTAGCGGTTCCTGCAGTTCCTGCAAGACCTCCGGTACCAATGAATACCTTATTAAAGGCGTGATTAAAATATGCCATTTTTAAAAAAATTTAAAGGGTTACAAACAAAAATATATACTTAATATAGGAAATGATTGGCTCACTTCCAAATTATTTCAAGAAAATTAGTTTATACTTGGTGCCGTTAATTAGTGACTTGACATTGTCTAAGTCATTAATAATCTCAGAATAAGCACAAGCTTTTTGAGCAGCATCTACCTTTTGGTAGAGGTCATTCAAAAAGTTTACGCAGTCTCCTGCACTAGTGAAGGAAGCTTGTGGAGTAGCTGGAATATTTAACAGCGTCTCGGTTACTCCCTGGTATGACTCAGCAATAGAGTCAGCAAGATCACCAATTTCATCATAAAATGCACCCATTGCTGTATGTGCAGCATATGAACCAGGACCTGTAATTTTGAGATGAGCTTTGTGTACAGAAGTTACTGCTTCTAAAAATTCTGAAACAAGTTTACCCATGTCAGCACCTTTGCTGCTAGAAGACGCGCTCTGTGATTGTTGTGATCCAGTTTTAAGGGATCTTTTTAAAACATTATTGTCCATAATTATGTATTATTTTCTGATTGTTGAGATGTGCGCGTATACTGACTAAATGATTCTATATCAGCTGCTAAGATAGATGCTGCTGCATCTACAATTACCTCTGCAATATCATCTCTGAATTCACACTCTACATCTGTACTTGTTATTGACCCAGTATATGGATCACCGCAGTTTGCAATAGCAATACGTCTGGGTTGTCTATAGTACATCAGAGTGATATCTCTAATATCAAACTCTCTGTTTGTATAGACCCTAATTGCATTATTTACAACTGTGCAAAAAGTCTCCGCCCACTCAAAGTTGGGTTTGCGGAGTTCATCTCTTAGGAGTACACTACTATTAACTTCCTCAACCAGATAGACTATAAGTTTCTTAGGATCAGTACAACAGTCTTTTGTAGCTGTAATATCAATCTTATGATACTCTAGATAGTTATCTGGTAGAGGCTGAGTTAAATAGTAATCACCAGAGCTTATAGAAGTTAAAGGTAGGGGTGTAAGTAGATTTTGTAAATCATCAATCTTTCTTACTGTTTGCTCAGCACCTGCTTGTGCAAGATTACGACCCATGATCTGTCTACGTACCCACTCAATCTGAGCCTTATTAAAAGCTTCAACAATCTGCCAGCACTCGATATTATCATAGTCCTGACTAGCGAGTTTATTTAACCGCTGTTGAATCTTTAATCTAAGGGTACTGTTTAACATAATTAACTACAAATCATTTGACCATTAAAACCTCTACGACATGGTTTGCCAGCATTCTTGGCAGCATGTTTATTTGATTTACCATGACCCCTATAATCAAAACCTTTGTTATCACCAATCCCAGTCACTCTTTGCACAAATCTGCCAAATCCTGTTTTTGGACGCCAAGGTCCATCACTGCTAGATTGACTTGTACCGTAACCAGATACTGGTTGGTTTTCTACATCGCGAGACATAGAAGCCCCTGTGTAGAGACCACCCATGTCCATCTTAGGAGTTTTCTTTTTCATTACTTAACGTTTTTCTTCTTGCTCTTAGGCTCAACAGAAGCTGGTTTGTTACCACCACCTACACGACCACCTGCCTTCTTTTGAGCTTCATTAATCTTAACACTTTTAGTAGTACCGGCACCTTTAGAGCCAGCTACTTTTTGAACAGCTTGATTGCCATTCAGCTTTACATAAACACCACCTGATTTTTTCATTTTATATAAGTTTAATAGTTATCTTTTCTTAGCCATCTTCCTAAGAGTAATGGCAAGTGCCTTTCTCTTAGGAGTACAAGTAGATTTAGTCATAGGCGTACAGTATCCTTTATGTGCAGGATTGATAGCCTTCTGAATCCACTTTTTATCTTTCTTGGCTGCCATTACTTTTTCTTTTTAGATTTTATAGCACCACCTGTTTTTTTTATTTTAGGTTTGCCATAATTAGGTTCCATTAGTTTTGGTTCAGGAGAAGTATACTTAATTGTCTCATTCATTTTTTTTACAAGAGCCTGTACTTTAGGGTCTTTTGCAAATCTAGCAGCGTCATAACTAACAGATGTTTTAGTAGTATCAGATTTAGTCTGACCACTAGTTGTTTTAGACTGGTATTTTTTGATCTTTTTCATATCACTTCTTCTTTACAGATCCACCTTTTTTGTAACCAGCTTTGATAAGAGCATTCTTAAGTGCGGTACCGCCAGCAGTACCACCTTTTTCCATTTTAGTTTTTGAAGAACCTTTCATAGATCCTCCGCAAGACATACATTTCTTTGCCATAGTATTAGTAATTTACGTTAACATTTCCATTTACGCAAAGCTTTATTGATCCTGCTATCTGGATCATTAGCTGTTTTGCTAGAAGTAAGTTTCTTTTTCATCCCTGACATTCTTGCACAAAATGACTTTTTTCTAGGTCCACCTTCTGGTTGAGGGGGTTTAATATCATGACCTTCTTTTTTAAGAGAAGCTCTACCCTTAGCGTTAAGTCCACCACTTGGTGACTTACCCTCTTTTCTTTGCCATGCAGGTGACTTTGCCATATTACTTTTTCTTCTTTTTGTACTTGTAATCAGGGTTATCCTTGTGCCACTTTTTAGTGGATGCTACACCTTCTGCTACTGTCTTTGCTCTACCAATCTTAGTTAGGTTTATGGTATCCCACTTACCTTTATCTTTAGTAGGGTGGTTTACCATAATATCACCGGGTTCTCCTTTACCACGTTTAGTAGTCTTCTTATAGACTACATGCTTCTCACCACCCGCTGTTACTTTAACTTTTCTTGCCATTACTTTTTAGGGTTAGCAATACCACCTAACATTTTAATTTGCTCTTGAGCAAGTTTCTTTACATCACCCATCATCTTAGCATCCTTACGGATCTCATCTGCTCTACGAAGTGTGTTCATAGCAGATTCTACCTCCCACTTACGCATCTCTGCTTTAGATGACATAGATACTGTAGGAGAAGACTTTTTAGTGGTTGACTTTTTAGTAGCCATTACTTTTTGGTTTTTGATTTAATTTTCTTTTCTTGTTTCAGCATCTCTTTGGTAGGCTTCTTACCAGAACCAGCATTTGCACGGATGTTATCCCACAGCCCTCTTTGACTGTAGGATCCATCTTTGCGCTTAATCATTTGTTTTTTACTTGCTGCCATGATTACTTCCTTTACTATAATTTAGTAAATTACCAGTAAGATCACTAGAATTTCTTAAAGAATTTGTAGTTGCTGAGTTAGTATACTTAGCAGTTTTATCGCCTTTGATAATACTTTTATTATCAGAAGCTTGGTATAGCATGTTTCCCATTATTGATTCCAGTATTTTTCAGTTGACTTCAACAGATCTTTTAGGATCTCTTCATTCAAAGGATTCTTAAGATACTCTAAAACATCTGATGGGTTTCTACCTAACATAGTAGATGAAGATGTATGGTAAATAAATCCATCAGGTTTTGTAGAAATAAATCTCAGGTAGCTAGCATCTCTGATAACTGCCTTAAGTTTTAGTGTCTCCATATCAAGGTTTACGGTATCCAAGAAAGTTTGAGCAGCTCTTGTTTGACTCTTCTCAGAACCTTCACCATTGATATAGATATCCATGTTATCATAGATAACATCATTAGGTGTAGACTTCTTGTACTGTACACTATTGATATCTACAATCTTAGCTACGTACATCATCTTAACTGGATTCTTATCAAACAACTTCTGAAGTTCAGCAAGAGCTTTGTTACGAAGTTTCTTGATTTCAGTTTTGCTTCCAGCAGTTTCTTCATATTTATCCAAATAGAATTTAACTGGAGTAGGTCTATTTTTAGCATCCTCATAGCTCTTTGCTATAATGCTAAACCCACCTGCTTCAATAGCATAAAGTCTAATTCTATCAAAAGGATCTTTTACCGGATCAAGAAACATTGGGGTGTTTCCACACCTCAATGTAATCTTGGTCCAGAAATCATCATTCTCAGGGCGTAATAATTTTACTTTGCTCCAGAAATGTGGGTCAGAAACCTCAATTGGATTTGCTGCCATTTCTTTTTCTAGTTCAGATACAGCAGAGCGAATCTCATGGATTCTAGCTTGTTTCTGATCCTCATCTCTAATCATTTTAATCTCAGGAGCAAATTCATTCAGACCTGTAATGTATCTCTTCACACCGTTCTGCTCAATACATGCAAGTTGTTCCTCATGAAAAACTCCCTCAAATAAAGATAATCCATACTTCTCAAGTCCCATGTTAGAGACATTTTGATTAAAGAATGGACGGATTGCAATAGGTCCAGATTTAACACCTGGAGTTTGCACCATTGTAAAAGTATCACTCATTTTGTTGTTGGTTTATAAAAGTTATTAATTCAAAGCTTTCCAATCTGTACTAGCGCTTGTTCCTGTTGACACATATACCTTAGCATTAGTAGTGTCAATAAACAACAAACCTACTTTAGCAGGAGTTGTAGTAGGTGCCGCAGTACCTACTGTGTGTGCAAGCTGTACATTGTTACCATCCACAATGGGTTGGTTAGCTTGCTGCCACATTTTCTTAATTGGATTTTTATACTCGTTCATTGTTTTAAAAGTTAAAAGGTTTTACAAATATAAAAGAGGGGAGGTTTCCCTCCCCCTTTTATAGTATAAATCATTAGAATGATCCACCGGTTACAGGGTTTCTCATAACAATTTTCAACACCTTGGTTGGGTCTTTTACCCAAATCGCAGGCATTGTTTGTGTCATATATACACGGTATCCATTGAACTGTCCAGAAGACTGGAATCCTTGGGTACGACCCATGTAGTCCATTGTACCGTTTTGGTACCACCACTTCAATTGGTTATCCCAAGACAACTTCAACAAGAAGATATTGTCGTTAGTGTTGTCAGTGATATCAAAGATGATGAAGTTGTAAGATGACAATGGGAAACCATCAATGATTGGGTTTTCAATGTCATTTGTGTGTACGTTGTCAAAAGCAGGGTTCAACACAAACTTCACGTTTGCCAAGAATGGGATAACGTAAGAAGTGTATGCAAAACCAAATCCGAGATCCATGCCCTTACCAGTGATAGCACCGATACCAGCATTATCAGCAGCTTGGATTACAAGACCTGAGTTAACTGCCTCTTTCTTGATAGCTTCGTTAACCATTCTCATACCACCCATACCAGTTTGTACAATCAGTTGACGCTTAGGATCTGGACCCTTGAACTCAACCTTACCAGCATAGAAGTTGTAGATTTCAGAACGGAACAAATCAAGGTTGAAACCAGACTTGTTGTACACGCGCTTGAATGAGTTATCAAGCTGCTTCCAAAGACCCACAGACAATCTTACATCATCTGGACCATCCTGACGAACTCTACCACCTTGTCCCCACATCAAGTAGGTTTCAATGTCGCTTGCTACTTTGGTCAAGTGAGCAGCTTCCATTGTGGTCAAGAAGGTACGAGAAAGGTTACCATTTGACATTGCCTTTTTAACATACTCCTTACCCATACGGCTAACCATGTTCTCAAGGTTAGTGATAGAAGGATCCATGTTTTGGTCAAAGTTTCTCCAGATTTCAGTTACAGGTACAGTACCATCTGCATTCATACCACCCTTGATCATAAGATCAGCGCGAGATGAAATAGAGTAGTGTACGTGAGCTTCAGCACCACCTACAAAGTTGTAGAATTCACGGAAGCCTGACTGGATCTGAATATCAGAGAATCTCTCACCATACTCTCCGCGGGCAGAACCCTTACGGAATACTTTAGTACCAGAAGCAAGATACTTGTTATCCAAGAACTTAGTGCTGTCATTGTTTACAAGTTGTACAGTGTAAACAAAACCATCACCAAGTGGAACAATATCCTGATCAGGAACAATGTACATTTCCACACCGTTGTACTTATCATAAGTGATGATATCACCATGACCAAACTCACGACGTGAAATTTTGATTTTGAAGGTTGTGCCATCAATACCCTTAGTCTCATTTGCAGACTCAATGTCCTCAATGATGTAAGGAAGGTCTTGTACAACTGGGGTCTGCCACTTGTACTCACCTCTTGCGTTGTCAACCATGATCACATTCTTACCACCAAAGCTAGACATTTGGTAAAGAGGCATTTCGACTTTTTGTGCCATTGCCCACAGATCCACTGGACCCATGTCCATTGGTTCTGCATTCTTCAACATGTTAACTAAGTGGTATGAATCTACGTGTGAACTAGCTGCGTAGTTGGTATCTCGTAGAAATATACCATTATTTAAAACTGGAGTTGCCATTTTAACTTAAATTATAAAAGGTTAATTAATTAGCGTTTAAAAAAGTTGTTGTTACGTTTAATAGTTCTTTGCTTCACTTCCTCTTTCTCTACAATAGGAGAACCTGTGCTTCTTCTTGCTTCTTCTGTCTTCAGCATACGGGCAGTTTTTTCAACCTGTACTTTCTGAGCTTGATCCATGATTCTACTTCTGTAAGAATCTGGGTCCGCTAGCAACCAAAGAGCTTCTGCAATCAAACCGTGGTTAGGTTCTACATATTGGTATTTTTCCAACAAGTGACCTAGTAAGTTAGTGGGTCTACCACTAATGCTGGGATATGATGGCTGCACCAAACCGCCATACAACATTTCTTGTGTTTTGCGATCTAGTTTCAAACCATTAAGTTCACCAGGAGCAATAGTATTATATACATTTTGCATATAAGCCTGTGCTTGTGCAGCTTGTTGTTTTTTCATCTGCTCTTGTTGTGCAAGTTTTTGCTGCACAACTTTAGCTTGCATTGCATCCAACTTTGGTTTGAACTTGTTAGCCTTAGCTTCAAGGTCACCTCTATCCTTCCAGCTATCAATTTCTTCCTGAATTTCATCAGGAGAACCAAAGTTTGTAGCTGATAGATATTCTCTTACAATCCTTTCTTGATGATTTGGCTCATTAGGATCTAGCTCAAAGGTTTCCTCCACATGTGACAAAACTTTAAACAGTCCCTTGAGATCCTGACCACCATCAGCTACATATTTAGCAGCTACTTGCAGTTCTTCAGGAAGTGATTCAAAGAACTCAGCAGGAGTAGATTGTCTTATTGTATTCTCTCTTTCTTCAAAGTTTGCTTCTAAAAGTTCTTCAAAGTCATTGAGAGTGTAATCTTCAATAGGCTTATCATCATCAAATGGAACAATCTTACCAGCATCAATTAGTTTTTTAACTAGTTCTACTGTACCATCTTTTGCAACCTTAGCACGTCCAGGAGTTTTCTTAGGTTCATCATCACTAGATTGTAAACCTAATGATGCATCTTCTGGGTCCAGGTCTTTAAGTACATCAGCAAGGTCTGCTGCATCCTTATCTTTATTTTCACTAGAGTCATCTGCAGACCCCGGTTTTTCAATAAAAGATAAATCCGGTTTGCCTGCAGAAAATACATTTTGTTTCTTTTCTTCTGGGAGCATTACGCTCTCAGCTCCAGGCATACCAAGTATGTTGTCCAGGTCTAAATCAACCTGCTCAACAACGGTATTATCTTGTGTGTTACTCATATTTTTTGTTGGTTTAATTAAAATCTACACTAGTAATATACGCAAATATATATACCTAAACTTTAAAAATTTTTTGCTTTAGGTAAATAAAGCGGAGAATATAGCTACTTCTTCTTCTTTTTATCCTTTTCATCTGTTTTATTAGGTACATCAAACCTGTTTTTATTCTCCTGTGCAACACGAAGCTGTGTATTTGCTATCTCTCTTTGAGCATTTATCTTCTCTCTTTCAACATTCAGCTTCTCTCTAGATGTCATAATCTTATTAGCTTCCTTCTCTCTATTGAGATCCATAGTGCTCTGATAGTTTTCAGACTTCTGGATTTGATCCAAAGCATCCATATAATCAGACTGCATATTCTCATTAATATCTTGCATAGCACCATATCCGGCAGATCTGATTTGAGCAATAAGAATATCTGCTTGTCTATCCTTATCTTTTTCAGATGCTTGGAACTCTAGCTTGAGTTGTTCTTCCTGCTGCTTAGCTTGAATCATTTGCTCTTGCATTTGCTGCTGTTGCTGCATTTCTTGCTGTCTAACTGCATCCGATTTCTTCTCTGCTGCTTTGAGTATGTGCGTAACTTCTGAAATAGAATCAGACTTAATAATATTACCCAAATCGTAGATACTAGCGCCAGAAGTATTATTGCTAAGAGCAAGCTGCTTAAGCTGTTCAAGAATAGCTCTCTGGTTTGCTTTAGTAGTAGCAAACACATTAATATCACGGAGCAAGAAATCAGTACCATTTATCTCAAAGTTTTTTCTTTCATCAAGAGAGGTTATGTAATTAAGTCTTGCAGATGGTTTTGTAGAGTGATAATGCTGAGCCAAGTCAGTTCTCATTTGATGCACTCTAGGCATTAAGTAATCACAGTGCTGAATAAAGTATGTTTCAGTCTGAGCATAACTAGCATTGATAGATTGCTCTACACCTGTAGCTGTTTGTCTAGTAATTTCCTGACCCAAGCGCTGTGGGGTAATGCCAATTACCTCAAATGCTTGCTGCTTAAAGTACTGAGCTAACTGAATCCTAGACATCAAACGCTCAGTCTGTGACATATCCAGTTTCTGGAAATGGTTAAAGTTTAGAGCATTCTCAGTGTTAGTAATAGACGTATCCAGAGGTAGCATCTGGAAGTTCTTCATTGCCACATATGCTTTAGCAAAGTTACCCTTTCCCCAGTCCTCACCCAGTGAGTGTCTTGGCAAAGAGTTTTGATCGAGCATAATAACAGTTCCTAACTCATCTACCAGGATATCCTGAATCTGGTTATTTACAATATTATAGGCAAGCTGGAAAGGTTTCATCAAGTCAACAAGAGACCTTGAGTAAGTATTCCTATCAGAGAATACAGAACCTTCTACAGGAAGTTTACATCCATAGAGTGAATTGTCACCTTTAAATTGAAACTTAAGTGGTCCAATATGATTTTGATTTACACCTAAGTAGATAGGAGTAATACCACCAGGGTTATTTGTACCCCAGAATGTAGGTCTATTTGGGCCAATCTTTACACCACCCCAAACCTGGTTAATCCAGATCCAATCAATGTGCTCACCAAATATAAGCGTGTGCTTAGTTTTATTTTTTATAAGTGAGGTGTTGTACTCAGGTTTATCAGTAATTGTATAGTCTTCATCAACAATCTCTGTAATAACATCACCAGATAATGTAATCTTGGTAAGATGTCCTACACGTCTTTGTGACTTCCAATACACTGTAGTAACACGGAGAAGGTTGGACATACCCATGTCTAGGTAGTCTTCATTCTCCATCATAATCCAGTTTACAATATCACCTCCATATTGAGCACTGTCCCACATAGAGGTAAACTGTCTGTAGCCAAGTGACGGCATGTTTGTATTCCATGCATGTGACTTAGTACCATCATAGTATGCACCATCATTTTGATAACCCTGAATAGGATAACCAGCAGATCTTACCGGGTAGATAAGTTCTATTGCTTCCATTTGCTTATCTGTCATCAACCAACCATACTTGTCAATGACATCAGCAACAGTCATCATATCATATTTACCAACCCAGTTACCATCAGAAATATATCTAGTCTCTGGAGCTTTTTGGTAGAATGTTAAAACAGGATTCCACAACTCTACATCATAGTCATCCTCCATCATTTTAAAATGCCAGAATTCTCTATCAGCAATAAGAAGATCACGGAAACCACGCTCCTCTAACTCATCTATATGAAAACGTTCAGTATCAACTCTATGCTGATGTTCCGCCCACTGCTCAATCATTGAGCGGTAGTCTTTCTGATAAAAAGCTTCAATTTCAGGTAGACTTCTTAAAGATTCTGGAGATGTTTGTTCCTGAAACTCAGGGCTTTCTGGGTCTGCACCCATCATTATCAATCTCTCAGTAATCTTTCTTTTAGCATCAGTAACAAGTAATTCTTCAACTTCAGCTTTCTTTTGCTCCAACATTTCATTGTAGGAGTATTCATCTACGGCACCATAAGTTACTCTAGTAACTCTTTTAGAAAATTCAGAAGTAAGAGTATTAACTACATTAGGGATAATAGGATAAAACTTAAGTTCTAATGCAGACACATCCTCCTTTGTAAGAGTATCAATTAAATCAGCATACTCATTATCTTCCTCAATTACATAGTCTGTTCTATCAATAATACCTTTAGCAAGTTTGTAGTTCTTCATAAGGCGCCTAGCATTTCTGCGCACCATCTTCAACCCTTGCCACTCCAGCCAGTCTAAACACCAAGCTGCCCAATCTTCATCTTTTTTAGATCTAGGTAAAAATTGTATAGGCTGATTGAGAGTACCCATTTTGTTGTACTCTGTCTTGGCACCTGCCTTAACTTGTAGGGCGTTATATACTTGCATATTATCTTAAATTTCTAAACGGTTGTTTTGGAACCTTCATGCCAAAAGTATTACCAGATCCACCAATATGGCGAAATGGGCTCCTAATTAATTTACTGAATTTATTGGAGTTATCCAACTTTTTTACATTCTCGGTTTCCTCATATCTCTTTTTATATCCCCTATTTGCCTGCTGTACTCTAGCAAAGGCAATCAATGCTGCAAATGATACAAGTCTATCCACGTTTACTCCATCTCTATACTCAATCATTTCTTTTAAAAGCATAGGGTCTGGTATCCTTTCTATACCATAAGTAGTTCTTACAATTTTACCTTCTGATGTAACTTCCTGGTCTAGCTCTTCTGTCAAGAAATCAATAGCGTAACTAATCATGTGACTCTTAAACAGGGTACCTGTATTTCTCCATCCGTATTCCTGATAAACATTGGCATTAGCTCCTATATCTTTTAGGAATAATATCTGAGATCTAGGTACCAAGTATCTCTGCTTTTTTCTATCAATCATGTAGGTGATAAACTGCGGGATGTTATTTTCAACTATTGTCCACGCATTATACCACTCTATAATCATTTCAAGTCTCTCATGTGTCTTTTTAATATCATCAAAACGACCACACCAAGCAGCTACAATTTTGTCTCTTTCTATATAAGTCTGTATCTCGGAACCATTGTTTTTAGTTACCTCAACTGGAGTTTTGTAAACATAAATAGAACACAGTGATTCTGAGGTAGTTGTCTTACCTTCTGACACGGGGTCAATAGAAGCATAGTACATACCAAACTCAGGATCCTTTACAGGTCTTTCCCATACCACCAGTGTACCTGTTTTATCCTCGGTATTTTTAGTAACCGGGAACTCCATGATAGGCATCTTATTAGTAGTCTGTACATCAACCCCACCCTGTATATTTCTGTATATATCTAGAAACTCATAAGGATATTCTTTATCATCTATTCTATGCATTTGACCTGTGACCAAATGTGAAGGGAATAAAGACAGGGTTCTAAAGTCAAATGCTTCTTTTACATTTCTAGGGTGCTGAGATATACGAAGCTGGTACTCCTGAGGATCTAGTTCTTTTTTCCATTTGGCGAATAACTCATCAAGTGCTTTAAGTGCTTCAGGAACCTGTGAATTACCATACTTATCTACATAAGGTGGCATTGACCATTGTTCTGGTATAAATAATCCAGTAGTACCAATAGTCCCTTTATCATCAATTAATACAGATGGTACAGCGTATATATCATTTGCTTCCGGGTGTAGAATCAGCTTTTTAAGTGGATCACACTGACTCAAGTCACCGACAGAACCAGCTGCTATAAAAGTACCTGTAGTAATCATACCGGATCTAAGAGCTGGTCTCAGGTATTCATAGGTCTGATTCATCTTAGGAGCAATACCAGCTTCCTCGTGAAAGAAGTATTTAGTAGGACCACCGACACCTGTTGTAGGGCTTTTCTCAAAAGACATTGCCTGAATTACACCCTTTAAACCTATCTCAGTCTTTCTCTTCTGTCCACCAACAAAGTTTGATATCTCAATCTTCTGCTGCCAGAACATTGTTTTGTTGGGGTTCATGGGTCTATACCAAGCTGTGTGTTTATTCAAGAATGACTCGTATTCATTCAAGAACTTCCAGCTACCCTTTTCATTGATATAATCCTTGAGGCTAGCTCCCATCTTTAGGGTAACCCCTTCCTCAAACCATATCTGGTTTATGAGTTTACCACAATGGAAATAAGAGCTAGCAATCTGACGTTTCTTTAGAATAGCACAGTGCTTATAGTCTAGTTCTGCAAGTATCTCATAAAGAGCCATGTGGTATTGAGCATCTCTTACATCAGCAAATCCGTACTTCTGTGTTTCCTTATTAAAGATTGGAAGGAAGTTTAACCACATGTAGTAGTCACGGGTAATATACCAAGCTTTGGTGCCTGATTTATATATCACACCCTTTCTACACTTTTCTTTTTCTGTATCCCAGTATTTTATAAAGTCTTTAGTTCCAGATGGTGCTGTACAATAAATTCCGTTTTTATTAAACAGTCGTGCTTGTTCATTAAACAATTTAGATGTTTCATCAAATTCATATTCCCCAGGTTCTTTAAAGATTGACAAGCAGAATTCATAGAAGTCTTTTCTACTTTCAAAATCTGTGTAGCTCCATTCTCCATCGCTGTAAGTGGGTATATGTTCGTAGATTTCAGTACTCATTTAATAGCTTGAGTATTTCATTTAGAGCCTCATGTCTATGATTCTCTGTAAGAACTATCTTATTTACAAATGCTGACTTTTCAATTTTAGGAATATCGTGAATAGCAGAGTCACTTTTTATCTTAAGGTCAATCTGCTGTAGATCACCTGTAAATATCATAATAGAACCCTTACCCAATCTACCTACACACATTTGTAGTTGTGCCTTGGTTAGATTCTGGAACTCATCTATTATACATACGGCATTCTCAAAGGTTCTTCCTCTAAAGTGACTTAGAGATACAAGTTCTATGTGACCCTCTTCTTCCATCTTGTTTAGGATATCAGGTTTGTCATAGACCTTTCTCATGTTAGACTTAATCGGAACTAACCAGGGTTCCATTTTTTCCTTCTCAGAACCAGGAAGAAACCCATTATCCTCAGTAGAAACTGTAGGTCTGGTTATAATAATCTTATTTACTCTTCTCTTAAAGTAAAGATCTAGTGCTATCTGTACGGCAACTAGAGTCTTACCACTACCAGCATACCCAATAAGAAAATTATAAGGTGTGCTGATAATCAGTTCTTTAGCTTTTTTCTGCTCTTCTGAAAGAGTAATTGAGAACTTGATCTCTCCTTTTGGGGGTGTCTTTTCGATGTTTGTCTTAGCCATAC